CGGATTTGCCTTCGATCTACTCACAGTGCGACGTTACTGGGGGAGCAGCTATCGGAGTTCACGGGAATGCTACCAACTTAGGCAGGAAACTTCTTGCCGAAAGTTGGACCGTGACCCCGACCGCGCTGCCTTACTTCGCCTCAGCTTTGAACCATCACTACCACTACCAAGAACGCGTGATCCATCAGGGTAGACCTCTTACCGAGGAAAGCCCACAAGAGAACGCAGACAAGGTTTTGGCTGATGATACGTTCGGTCACATCGACCCTTCAACAGGTCGATGTCACTATACTCGTTACCTTCCTGAAAGCAAGGTCCGAGAGAGCTGTTGCGTAATTGGCTACAACAAAGTCGCGTTTGTACCGAAGACGGCGAAGACCTTTCGGTCTATCGCTGTCGAGCCGTTAGGAAATGGTTATGTTCAGAAAGGGGTCGATCTCTTCCTCCGAAATCGGTTGAAGAGAGTAGGCCTCGATCTATCAGACCAGTCCTTGAATGTCGAGATGGCCCGTCAAGGGTCTATCGATCATTCGGAAGAAGGGTTCTGTACGATCGATCTGTCGAGCGCTAGTGATAGCATTTCGATAGGGATCGTTGAACTTCTCCTTCCCCGAGCATGGTTTAATTTTCTAAACCGTGTCAGGAGCCCATCTTACTTACTCGATGGCGTCGAGAGACGCTATGAAAAGTTTTGTTCGATGGGTAACGGCTTTTGCTTTCCACTCGAAACTCTGATCTTCGCGTCCGTTTGTCATGCGGTAACGCATGGCAGGTCCGGAAAGGATTTCAGAGTTTATGGTGACGATATCATCGTTCGCCGCAAGGCTTTCGATGAAGTCGTTTTCCATCTTAAACGATTTGGGTTCAAGGTTAATCGTCGGAAGACGTTTAGCTCTGGCCCCTTTCGTGAAAGTTGTGGAGGCAATTGGTACCAGGGTGAGGATGTAACTCCTTTCACACTTGATTTTGAGCTTGACAATTTAAGCTCATTATTCAAGGCGATAAATCTAAGTCGTCGAAATCGACAGACAACTGTCTTTCTCGAAGAGGTAACTAGCTTCCTTGTGAAGCAGATACCGACTCAATGGCTTTTCCTTCGGCCTTATAAGGGGCCTCCGGATACGGCTATTGATTTCTTAGACTTGTCTCTCGTCCCGAATTGGACCCGGAATAAAAACTTCCAGTGTCCTTCTTGGTTCGAGTTACAGGTGCGTCCCGCAAAGGACGCACTGTCGGACTCAGCACCTAGCTGGGTCGTGTTAGCAGCTGCCCTCCGGGGTCACCCCTCGGAACAGCTGTTCACCTTACGACGTAAGGTCGTGACGCG